GGCATCTTTGTCCACGTGACCGCCGGGTTTGGCGATGTGGGCTTTTCTGGGAACTGGACCCTGGAGCTGACCTGCGTGCAGCCGGTGCGGGTGTACCCCGGCATGGAGATTTGCCAGATTTATTATCAGACCACTACCGGCGAGATTTTAAGCCAGTATCACGGAAAGTACCAGGGCAGCCGGGATGTGGTGGCCAGCCGGATCTATCAGGAGTGGAGCAATGGACAGAGAGACATGGAAGATTAAAACCTGCCCGGTGTGTAAAACAAAATTTCTCTCAACCACAGGCAAGGACATCTACTGTGGCAGGAAGTGTTATATGGCGCAGAGGTTTGGAATGCCAAGGAAGAAGAAGGAGGGAACCCTATGACAAGAAAAGAAATTCTCGCCGCTGCGGAGAAGTGTGTGTGCGAAGATAGGAACAAGGAATATAGCGAGCCGGAAGATATCTTTTCCCTCATTGCAGCACTTTGGGAGCCCGTAATTTGCGCCAGATGCGTGCCTGATGGCACAGACGTGTGCATGGACGAAACGACAGTAGCGCTTCTGATGGCCTTGCTCAAGATTGCCCGGGCATCTGCAAACCCGGAGCACATTGATAGCTGGATTGATCTGGCGGGGTATGCAGCGTGCGGCGGGGAGCTTGCAGGAGGAAAAGCATGAAAAAACCGCAGTATTATGGATACTGTCATTCAGAGCCAGATGGGAACGGGATGGAATATATCTCGTTTCTCGTTGATAGCCCGCTGATTGATGGATATGGGCTGCTCAACGGAAAAGGCATCTATATCCGAATAGACAATAAAAAGCAGCGGACCGAAGTTTATAAAAATACTTGGGTTGGCGGTGCGCCGCAAAACCATGAATGCATTCTCACGTTGAAAGATGAGATTCTTACCGATATTGAGATTCCGGAGTTGATGCAGCAGCTTGGGATTGCAATTAAGGAAAAGATGGAGGAGAAGTCATGAACGCAGTACAGGAACAGGTGAAAGAGCTTGTAGGCGGGGTATGCAGCGTGCGGCGGGGAATTGGCGACGCTGGGGGAAAAGGATGGCGTATCAACAGAGGAGGTCCAGCCATGACGCAGGAGGGGATGGAGTGAGCCTAAAAGATTTGATTGCTGATGTGAACGTCAACGAGATTTGCGAACACATCGAAACCGAAACATTGTCAGAATGGGTAAACGCATGGCAGGAAGCCGCCCTCTCCGCCCTCCGTCCTGTCAGCCGGGAGCGGGTGGAGAAGGTGTGGAGGGGTGAGTGGGAACAGTGTTTTGAGGATTGGAGAAAACAGATTGAAGGCGATAAGTGTTCTCGCTGCGGTTTTGAGCATTACGGCACGAGCATAAAAAAACATCACTTCTGCCCCAGCTGCGGCTCACCCATGACGGGCGAGGCTGTGGAGATGGTAATGGAGAGATTGGAGGCGATTTTCAGTGCGCGGAACGATGATTGAAAAATGCGGCGAATGCCTAAACAAAAAGGTTCATCCGATATTTGGAGGATATTTTTGTGCCCTCATGAAGCGGTCGTTTTGCGGGTTGGAGCCAGATTCGTTTTTAGACTGTGAGAAGGAGGCGCTGAAAGATGAATGATATCAATCAAGACATAACCCGCATGATCGTTGAGATGAGGGAGCTTGGAAAGTTGCCCGCACCGTGCAAAGGTGGAAGCCACAATAACCTGTTAAGATATAACAAGCTGCGGGACCGGATTCTTGATAAATTCTTGTCCGCATTTGATGAGGGATATAGGTTGAAAAATTCCAACCGCCCGCCGGAGGGAGAGGAGGAAACATGATGGATGTTGAGAAGTTGATTGAGCAACTAAATGAATATTTTGAAGGGAAAGAATTGAAAAGGGGCGTTGCGCTTGATGCTGCTACCAGCCTCTCCACGTTCCAGGATGAAAACGAGAAGCTGCGGGCCGAGCTGGAACAAAAATCAAAACTGATTGCCCAGCAGGCCGCAGAATTGAAACGGCGGGACACGTTGCTGAAAGAGCAAGAGACCGAGTTGGAGCGGATGAAGGAAATCACGAGAGAGAACGGAATCATGGTTATCCCGTCAAAATATCCCGGCGGCACAGCAAGGTGGAATATTCAGAAGCCACGCGATCAAAAGGAGGGAGAGAAGAACAATGGATGAATATATTATACCGAATTATAAAACTATTGGAACTGTTGAGCAAAGAAAAATCAGAGAACTTTATACCTCTTCCTTGCTCAACGCATTTACTCAACAGGACTATCTTGACGCTATTGCGTTGATGGGCAGAGTTATAGATAGATTGGAGGAGTTGGAAAAATGAATAAATGCAGTCTGTTTGATATGACCTTTTCAGAAATCATTGAGGATATTTTTGGGGTACCGTTTGATCGCCTGTGGGACCTGGCCTTGGCGGACAGGGAGGGGCGGTGCGTGGTGATGCCGTGCCAACCTGGGGATAAAGTTTCATACAAGAGTAGCACAGGGTTTTGGTGCAATGCGGTTATTAAGGATTACACGCCTGAAAATATATTTATCACGGCGGAGACTGAAATACCGAATGCAGAGCCATTAAGTCATACATTCTCGATTTTGGAAATTGAGGCCGCACTACGGAGGGAAAAGGAATGAAGGAGTACATTGAGAGGGCGGCAGCATTAGATGTAGTCAAGCGAACCAGCGGAGACTATGTTGCGGCTTGGAGCGAAATCGCACACATCCCCGCCGCCGACGTTGCGGAGGTGAGGCACGGGAGATGGGAGTTTTTAGGGCCAAATAGACTAATTAAAAGTTGTATGTGTGGAACTTGCAGTGTTTGTCATGTTAGGTCAGTATACATCGTAAATACTGCGATTTGCCCCAACTGCGGCGCTCCCATGGACAAGGAGGACGAGCATGAGGCTAATTGATTCTGATGAACTGAAAAGACAAGTAAAAGGACTGCCCATGATGAGTAATTGGGGAGAAGCATTCATACCACGGCTTATAGATGAGCAACTAATCATTGACCCCGTCCATGTCGCTGGCGGGTGCTATTGCCGAGAATGCGAAAAAGCGACCCAAGGTGGGTCTGGCTATGTTTGGTGCGGTAAGAAAGCTATGCCACTTAATGGATTTTGTAGTGAAGGCAAAAGAAAGGAGGTCGCCCATGAAGTTTCGAAATAAGAGAGGAATAATTTTTGATGTTAAAGAGATTCCTATGGAATGGCTTAGGTTTCTTAAACACCATGATGTTGAATGGGTAAAAGTACATCCTCACGAAGCCGCCCGCCTGATGGACTATGAGGTGGTGGAGGATGATCATATTCCCCAAGCGGAGAAAAAGGAGGAAACCGACATGAACAAGCCGAGAATTTGCGAGGTGCTTGGGGTGGAGGTAAACCAGAGCTTCCAGTTTAATGATTTCCCATTTGACGAAGTGAAAAATTATCTTATCGGCACAGATGGAGAAATTAGAAATGTACATGGTGGGGAAGTGGCCTCCAGCGAACTTTGTTACATTATCAATCACCCCGACTGCATCATCCGCAAGCCCCGCTGGACGGAGCAGGAGGTAGAGAGGGCAAAGGCTATCAAGATGTTATACTCAGAGGTAGAAAGCATTGAGATGTACGGCTTCGGCATTAGAGTTTTCAACAGGAAACTTGTCATTGCAACACTCGACCCCTCTTTGTTCCCTTCTCTTCGCCCAAATGAAATCATCACCCTTGACGAGATCATCGGAGGTGCAGAATGAGAGAGATCCTTTTCAAAGCCAAGCGGCTAAGTGATGGCGAGTGGGTGGAAGGGTATCCGGTATATGACCGTGCTAATTGCACCCTAAAAAGGCAAGGGAAATGCCAGTGCGCCCATGATGGTAGTCTAATTACGTTTTTCGGCTGGATTGATAACCTCCACGAGTACGATGAAGTTGAGGTTGACCCCTCCACGGTCTGCCAGTACACCGGCCAGGTAGACTATGAATCAGAGGAACCTATTTTCTGTGACGACCTACTTAAAAGCCAGAATGGAATGGAACATATATACGTTGTCGGCTTTGAAAATGGCGGTTACTTTGCCAGAGAACGCGGTGAAACTGGAATTGGGACACCTCTCACGATTGAAAATATTGGATGGTTGATGTTGAAAAGAATCGGCTCCATCCACGACGGGGAGGGCGGACAGTGAAGCAGGCAAATCCATATAAAGGCAATCTGCCATATCAATCGGAATTTGACCACCGCTATGCCTGCTGGGCGTTAAATCATATGGGGTGGGCAAAGATGAAGAAGGCAAATAAACGGCTTGCGAAACGGAGGCTGAGGCAGAAGCAAAAGAAGGAGAGCGGACAGCATGAGGGCAATGAATGAGAATCTTAGCGATTGACCCAGGGGACAAGCAGAGCGCCTATTGCTTCATAGACAGCGAAGATTTACGTCCGCTGCGGTTTGGCAAAGAACAAAATGCCGTAGTCCTTTTGATTCTCCAGTTGGAGGAATATGATCTTGTAGTCATTGAACGCTTGGCAAGCTACGGCATGCCGGTTGGACGCAATGTTTTTGAAACTTGCGAATGGGTCGGGAGATTCACGCAAGCAGCACAGAAGCCAGTGGACTACATATACCGCCAGGATGAAAAGCTCCATCTCTGCCATGACAGCAGGGCCAAGGATGCCAATATCCGCCGCGCACTGATTGACCGATTTGCAACCCATGATCTGAAAAACGGGAAGGGGACGAAAAAGAACCCAGATTGGTTCTATGGGTTCTCTTCCGATGTATGGGCGGCGTATGCAGTTGGAATTACGTACACAGAAACAAAACTGAATTGTAAACAAAGTGTTAAGATCGTCTAACAATTTGACCGAAATGGAGGGCTGCGATATAATTTAGACAGGAAATGGTTTTATACATACGCAGGCAAAGAAAATTTATTTTCTTTGCCGCTATGTATAAAACAGAAGATTTTCTTCCTCCTTCGCCCGGCTCCGAGGCGGTCTCAATATCGGGCGTACCTCCTTTTTCTTTGGGAGCTCGAGCCTTGTTCTCGCCTCCCTATCACCCGGCCAGAGCGGATTTTGGTGCAACTCCAAAACGGGTGACCATTCCCAGCTGGGGAAATTTGATGGAAGGAGATTGTGCTTCTATCGAATCAGCAAATTGCTTTGCGGCCGCAAAGTGAACCGAAGCACGTACCATTCGCCATTTCACTGAAACCTGCGGTTGGAGACGCAGACAATTTAAGTGAAGGTGCGTGCAGAATTACAAACAGGCCTTCGGGAAGCCTGACAAAACCCCCGACATACCCCGAAAGGGGTATCTGGTTCTTTAGCTCGAAGGTCGAGCAGGCAGCTCATAACTGCCGGGCCTTGGTTCGATTCCAAGAGGAACCACCAAAAATAGATTTTTATTGATGAGGTTAGTTATGGCTGCGCAGTTAACAGATATACAGAAAAAGAAAATAGTCGTTGATTATCTGGAATGCCAGTCGGTCAATCTTACTGCAAAACGAAACGGTGTCTCCTGGGCAACGACGAAAAAAGTTTTAGACGGGGCCGGAGACATTAAGGAAAAGTTAGAACAGAAAAAGGAAGAAAATACAGCCGATATCCTGGCCTACATGGAAAGTCGCAGGCAAGCAGTATGCGATATTATTGAGGTAGGACTTGCCGTTCTTCCAGAGAAGATTCAGAATGCACGCAGCGCCGCAGAGGTCACAACGGCACTTGGGACATTGATTGATAAATTCACAGCCTTTGGAGGTGGTCCTGGGAACGATGCCAAGGAGGATGGCTTGAGCCAGAGTTTGAGAGAACTGGCGGAAGGGTTGGAAAGCGATGAAAATTAGTGTTTTAGGGACTGAATACACTATTGAATATAGAAATAAAATTCAAGATGTATTGTTAAATGATTGTGATGGATATTGCGATAAAACAAGTAAATGTATTGTTATCGGGGAAAAGGAAAACGACAGTGAGTTATCTGACTTTGACCAATATCAGAGGAAAGTTTTGCGACATGAAATAATCCATGCATTTTTATTTGAAAGTGGGCTGCATGAGAGTTGGACACATGAGCAAGGCCATGACGAGAGCTATGTGGATTGGATTGCTGTGCAATATCCAAAGATGAAAAAAGTATTTGCAGAGGCAGGCTGTGATGATTAGTCTACAACAAAAGAAAATCCTTGCATTCCCATACTCCAAGTATGATGCCATTATCTGCGATGGTGCTGTTCGGTCCGGAAAGACCTCTATCATGATGTGGGCGTTTGTTCGCTGGGCCATGGAAAACTTCTCTGGTCAGCGGTTTGGTATTTGCGGGAAAACCGTTGATTCATGCTCAAAGAATATTATTGTCCCTTTCACAGCTATGACACTGGCAAAAGAAAAGTATACCATGCGTTGGCGCCGGTCAGAGAAGATCCTTGAGGTGCGCCGGGGAACTACGACAAATTGGTTTGAGGTATTCGGCGGCAAGGATGAAAGCAGCGCAGCACTGATCCAAGGGCGAACGCTGGCAGGTGTTCTATTGGATGAGGTTGCGCTTATGCCCCGTTCCTTCGTGGAACAGGCCCTGGCGCGTTGTTCTGTAGATGGAAACAAGAAATGGTTTTCCTGCAACCCAGAAAGCCCGCAGCATTGGTTTTATCTGGAATGGATTAAGAAGCATGATGAAAGAAATACACTGTATCTTCACTTTACCATGCGAGATAACCCAGGGCTGACGGAGAAGGTCATTGAGCAGTATGAATCCATGTTCTCCGGTGTGTTTTATGATCGGTTCATTAGAGGGTTGTGGGTTGTGGCGGAGGGGCTGGTATATCCGCATTTTGGAGAGCATTGTGTGGTGGATGAAGAGCCTGCATCAGGTCGATATTATATTTCCGTAGATTATGGCACGCTGAATCCTTTCTCTGCCGGGCTGTGGTGCGTGACAAAACAAGGGGCGGTTCGGATCAAAGAATACTATCACAGTGGACGAAGAACCAACATACAAAAAACAGACGAAGAGTATTATCAGGCATTACGAGATTTAGCGAAGGGATATAATGTGGATTACGTTATAGTTGATCCTTCTGCCGCCTCATTCATTACGACAATTTTTCGCCACGGAGAATTCCAAGTGGTAAAAGCAAATAACGATGTTATGGATGGAATTAGAAGAACATCGGTTTATTTGAAAGATGGTCGGCTCAAAATACATCGTAGTTGCAAAGATTCTATCCGAGAGTTTAGATTATATCGTTGGGATGAAGATTCTACGGTAGACAAAGTAATTAAAGAAGATGATCATGCAATGGATGACATAAGGTACTTTTGTAATACGATTATGGTCCGGCATTTTCCGGTTATGAGGTGAAAGAATGACCATTGCAGACAAGTTAAAAGAATTAGGTTACACAACTATCAATGAGAGTTTTTATTCCAAAGTGCAAGAATGGAAAAGTTGGCACGAAGGAGATGTGAAGGGGTTCCATCGATATAAAATACGAAACGGAAGCGGTATCGTCCGGTGCAAGAGATATTCCCTCAATATGGGGAAGAAGGTATCAGAAGATTGGGCAAACTTGCTCATGAATGAGCGGGTGGAAATTACGCTGGAGGGATCTAAGGAACAGGCGTTTATTGATCGAGTTTTTGAAGAGAACAACTTTAGGGTAAAATCCAATGAAATGCAGGAATTCGCTTTTGCTCTTGGAACGGTAGCGTTTATTCCACGTGTTGTTGGCATGAAGGCAACGGAAAAAGGTCCTATTCCAGGAAGTGCATCTGGGATAATCATTGATTATGTGACCGTAGAACATATTTGGCCGCTGTCTTGGCAAAACGGGGTTATCATAGAATGCGCGTTTGATAGTATTGTCACGGTTGATGGGGAAGATTA